CACATAAATGGCAAGGGTTAGTAAATAATGGTTGTGCCCCGGAGAATACGCTTCGGGGCTTTTAATTGGAAAATTATGGATGAAATATTAACTGGCAAGATTTGCCCTTATTGCGGTAGGTCTACTGAATACGTGGATAGTTCCATAATCTACGGACGCTCCTACGGAATGATTTATCTGTGTCGTGATTGTAGGGCTTACGTAGGCGTACATAAAGGTACAGACCAAGCATTGGGGCGTTTGGCAAATACGGAATTGAGAGAAGCAAAGAAAGAAGCGCATTTCTACTTTGACCAAATAGCTAAGACCAATCTTATCAATAAAATTTGGAAGAAACATATCCCCAACACATCCAACAGAAACAAAGCCTACCTGTGGCTATCCAATCAACTGGGCATACCACGTGAGCTTTGTCATATAGGAATGTTTGATGTGTCGGATTGCAAGCGAGTTGTTGAATTGTGCAAGCCATTGGTAGGAGTAAAATTAGCAATGAGTATATGAAAAAAGAAGCATACATAAATGAAAATACTCCCGGACTAAGGGATTGGCTAAAAGGACAAGGACTTACACCTGAAACACATCCTGATTGTTGCGATTACAATGGTCTGACTGCGCCATACCCAAATTCATTTGGAGAAATGACAATGTATAAAGACGGTATTCGGTATGAAGAGGATGATGATTCTGAGGAGTTTATCATTTGCGAAAACGAAGAAGAGTTTAAGAGAACCGTGATTGAACTATTAAATAGATAACATGGAAACGAAAAAAGTAACTAAGACTGTTTACATCGCTAATGATGGGAAAGAGTTCTTAACGAAAGAAGATTGCGAAAAGCATGAAAGGTTTGTTGAAGAAATACTTTCACGTATTAAGTATTTCTGTATCAGATGCCTTCCAGATTTGACAGAAACGGGATATTTCCAACATAAAATATATATGTCGGTTTTTTCTTTGCATTACCTTCATAAAGAAATTGCTTTTGAATGGGCATTACGGAAATTCAGTCATCTTTTAGGAGAAAGCGTACAAGGATACGGATTCCAGCCACGTTTTAATGTAAACGAAGTTTCTAAAGAAGAATACGAAAGGTGTCCACCTACCGAATGGGGAGGCTCGAAATTAGAAAGTGAGAAAATATTCCTTAGTCCTAAATCAGTAGAGGGATTTCCTGAAAACATTGACTACATGAAAGAATGGGGATTTAAATAATGCCATACTACATAAAACGAACAAAGGCTAAGAAGAAAGACAAGCCTTTACCCTTGTTTGATAAAGCAGGGGTGACAATAAAGAAGAAGCCGGATTTGAAAGCTAAGCTCGACAAGGAGTTTTCCCTTTTTATCCGGCTTCGTGATGCAATGCCAAACGGGTATTTTAGATGTATCTCTTGCGGGCAGATAAAGCCGTTTGAGCAAGCTGACTGCGGTCACTATTTCAGCCGCACGCATTTGGCGACCCGTTTTGATGAAAACAATTGTCATGCCGAATGCCGACACTGCAATAGATTCAAAGCCGACCATTTGGAAGGCTACCGTGAGAATTTGATAGCCAAAATCGGACAACAGAAGTTTGATTTATTAAAATGGAAAATAAAAGATTCGAAGGATAATCCTCAAAATTATAAGAAATCAGATTTTGATTATGAACAGCTAATCAAGTATTACAAGGCCCTTAATAAGAAATTACGAAAGGAGAAAGGGTTATGAATGATTTGGAATCAGGAACATTTGTCATGATGGTCAAGAATAATGATGGTTCATTCTCTCCGGTTGGATTAAGTAAGGAACAGGCTTATATAATCCGGACATTTCTTTCCAAACTTAGTGAGGATTCCCCTTTTATCATTAAATCAGAAGATAGATATGTACAAACTACGTGATTACCAGCAAAAAGCCTCTGATGCAGCCGTTTCTTTTTTCAATAACAAGGCAAAGAAGACAAACGCTATCATGGTACTCCCAACAGGTTCAGGCAAATCGCTCATCATTGCCGACATCGCCAATCGCTTAGACGGGCACACCTTAGTCTTTCAGCCCAGCAAGGAAATACTCGAGCAAAATTTTAAGAAGCTCTGTTCGTATGGCGTACTTGACTGCTCCATCTACTCGGCTTCTTTTAATTCCAAGGAGATAAGCCGGATAACATTCGCCACCATTGGGTCAGTAAAAGCTCATCCCGAACTGTTCCTGCATTTCAGAAACGTAATAGTTGATGAATGCCACCTTGTAAACCCTAAAGAGGGAATGTACAAGGATTTCTTTGATGCGGTAAAGTGCAAGGTTCTTGGCTTGACTGCAACACCATACCGTTTAAGCTCTAGCCGTGATTTCGGCTCTATGCTGAAATTCATCACCCGGACAAAGCCGCATGTTTTTTCAGAGGTCATTTACCATGTACAGGTATCAACCCTATTAGATTTGGGATATTTAGCAAAACTAAATTATTATCCAATGAATCCTTCGGGATGGAACGAACTCAATTTGAAAGTAAATACCACTGGTGCCGACTATACAGATAGGTCAGTTCAGAGAGAATATGAACGGATAGATTTTTACAGTTATCTCGTTCATATCGTTCAAAGGCTGATGAATCCCAAAGCCGGAGGAAAGCGGAAAGGTATTTTAGTGTTTACCCGGTTCTTGAAAGAAGCCGAACGGTTAACTTGGTCTATACCCGGTTGTGCTATCGTTTCAGGTGATACTCCTAAGAAAGAACGTGAACATATTCTTGAGGCGTTCAAAGCTGGTGAGATTTCGGTAGTAGCCAATGTGGGTGTACTTACGACTGGCTTTGACTATCCGGAACTTGACACCGTTGTTATGGCACGTCCTACGATGTCACTTGCCATGTGGTATCAGATAGTCGGTCGGGCTATTCGCCCCCACCCTTCCAAAAAATACGGATGGATTGTGGATTTATGCGGTAATATCAAACGTTTTGGCGAGGTCTCTGATTTACGATTATTTGATAGCGGTAATGGAAAATGGGCTGTATTCTCTAAAGGAAGACAATTAACAAACGTGAGATTCTAACTATGGACGAAGGATTTTTGAGGCTAAGCCGCAGGTTTTTCTCGAATGAAATGTGGAAGGTAGCCCGTGAGTTTTCGGAGTGCGAAGCGTGGCTTGACTTGATTCAGTCAGCACGATTTGAGGCAACCGACAAGGCGTACAGCGAACTCATCGGAGGTCGGGAAATCTCTTATTCAAGAGGTCAATATCCAGCATCTATATCTTTTTTGATGAAGCGTTGGCAATGGTCTGAAAAGAAAGTGCGCTATTTTCTTGCCAAACTGAAAAAGAGAGGCATGATAACGACTTGTAACAAACAAGGCATGACTGTGATAACTTTATGCAAGTATGATGAATACAACCCCTACAAGGGCATACCCAAGGGCATAGACAAGGACATAGATAACAATAAAGAAATCAGAGAGTTAAATAATGCTTTGGGCGAGTTAAGGGCGGAGTTAAGGGCAGTTGTTGAAAAAATGGGGCAAGCTAAGGGCGATAATAAGAAGAAAGATGAAGAAGATAATACTAAAGAATCTCCTTACGGAGATAAGAAAAACGCGGCTAAAGCCGCTACTCTCTCTCGAAAAGAATCTTTTTATCAATCTCTTGTACCTTTTGTCGGTAAGTATCAAAAGGAAATGATTCGCTCCTTCTTTGATTATTGGTCTGAACTGAACAAATCAGAAACTAAAATGCGCTATGAACTTGAAAAGACCTGGGAACTTCCTAAAAGGTTGGCAACATGGGCAAATCGGGAAAAAATACCGGCCAAGCCAACTACTGATATTGGTGTGGTTCTCAAAGATAACTCTCCTGACAAATACGATTCGCCACAGGAAAGAAAATGGGAGGAAAGATGGAACAAATAGACTTTAAAAAAACAATCGACAATCTTAGGAAGACTGGATTTAACCCTGTTCCCAATCTTGTGAACATAGCGATACCAGATGCAAAGAATATCCTTTGGCAAGGGTTGAACTATTTCACGGGAAATGCCGAATGGCTACCGGAATACGATGAAATAGCCACATGGCTTTCTGGGAATAACGGGCGTGGACTTTTATGCCATGGCAATTGTGGACGAGGGAAATCACTTATATGCTGGAAGATTATCCCTTTGCTTCTCAATCACTATTGCCGGAAGATTGTAGCATGTTATGATGCACAACAGATGAATGCTGATATAGACGCTGTGAAGGCAAAGCATATCATCTATATTGATGATGTCGGCACAGAGAATCTTAGCGTGAAATTCGGAGAAAAAAGACTTGCCTTCTGTGAAATTGTTGATGAAGCGGAAAAGCGAGGAAAGCTCTTGATATTGACCACTAATCTATCACTTGATGAAATATCCCAAAAGTACGGGGAACGGACAATGGATAGATTGGTGGCGATTACTACACGGGTAAAATTCAAAGGAGACAGTCTGAGAAAATGAATGTTACAATATGCTGGGTTACCAAAGATCGGGAAGCCATAGAAAAAATACGAAAGAAGTTCGGCATATCATCCTACATGAGCATCAACAGGGAGACTCCCTGTGATATCAAGGAAGAAGATATGGAACTCCTTAGAGAGACTGAAAAACGAGGATTCATTCAAATAAGAAACAAGTAAAACCATGTTAGTAGGAACAACAAATCTTAATACTACCCTCAACTTAACCTATGTGTTGACAGATGTTGTAGAAACCCTTCTCTATGATTTGAGAAGTGAAATGGGGAAGCAAGGCTATGAGTTGCGCCACGATGCGAAACGCAATTTCAACACAGCTATAGCTTCTATTCGTAAATTGAAACAGGACGTTGACAAAACCCAGTTCTCCACACAGGAGAACTTTGGAAACGACTCCGATTGCCTTCTTGCGTTTATCAGGTTGTTGGTAGACCGGTGCGGAGACGATGATAAGAAGATGTTCGAGTTTTATAATTACATCAAGCGATTCCCTTCACAGCTTGGGTTGGAACTGGCTGATGAAAGAAGTACGTTCTCTCATATTTTCGAAAGTAATAAGAAGCCGGATTAGTCATGAGAATACTCCTAAACATCCTCCTTCTCCTCGGAGTGAACATCTTATTTTACATGGTAGTGTATGCGATAGCGGACTGCCTGATGGATGTATACAATTAATTAAAACAGAACAGAAATGAAGCAAAGTAAATTGACTCACGGCTCCCTGTTTAGTGGTATTGGCGGTTTTGAATTAGGTGCCGAAATGGCAGGAATTGACACTTTGTGGAATTGTGAGATAGAAAAATTTCAAGGTGAAATATTAAAAAACAAATTTCCTCATGCAGAAAGATTCACAGATATTACAAAAACAACCGGACTCCGATATGTGGACATCATTAGTGGAGGATTTCCGTGTCAAGACATCAGTGTTGCCGGAAAACGTGAAGGTATTAAGGGAAAGCGCTCCGGGTTGTGGAGTGAGATGTACCGAATTATATGGGAAGTTAGACCTAAATACGTCATCATTGAAAATTCGCCAGCTCTCACTATTTCCGGTCTCGAACAAGTCCTATGCGACCTTTCCAAAATCGGGTATAATGCGGAATGGCAATGTATATCAAACTACGCTTTTGGATACCCACACAAAAGGGAAAGACTTTATCTTATTGCCTACTCCAACAAAATCGGATTACAAGGCGACGTTTGCAAATGTGGAAGCATTAACTCGATATTTAAACAGTGGACATCAGATACGAGTGTCGGATATACTTGCGCAAAAAGGATTCTTGAAATCCCAGCGCATAGCACTGTTAGAAATGATGATGGGTTTCCCGATTGGTCACACAGAGTTGGAAGTATCGGCAATGCGGTAAATCCAACAGTGGCAAAATATTTATTTGAATGTATTAAGATTTTCGATAAACAATTAGCGTAAAACAATAAATGAAATGAATACAACCTTTGAAAAGTCAGCTAATACCACTGACGAATGGTACACGCCAAAGGAAATTATAGACGCATTGGGAAAGTTCGATTTAGATCCATGTGCTCCGGTTAACCCACTTTGGCAAACAGCAGAAATCATGTACAACAAGAATCAGGATGGCTTAACTAAAAAATGGATAGGCCGGGTTTGGCTAAATCCTCCTTATTCCCGTCCGCTTATAGAACAGTTTGTTAAGCGTTTGGCAGAGCATGGAAACGGAATTGCATTACTTTTCAACCGTTGCGATTCAAAGATGTTTCAAGATGTAATATTCGAGAAGGCAACAGCGATGAAGTTTCTACGTAACCGGATTCGTTTCTTTCGTCCAGATGGTACTCGCGGAGATTCTCCCGGTTGTGGTAGTATCCTAATCGCTTTCGGTGAAGAGAATGCAGAGATATTAAGAACCTGTGATATCGCAGGTAAGTATGTTAGAATCAATTAGAGTAAAACAAGAATAGAAAGGAATAAAATGACAATAGCATGGTTCAGTTGCGGTGTTACATCCGCAGTTGCTTGTAAGATAGCATTGAGTCTGTACAAAGATGTACAGCTTTACTACATAGAGACTGGCTCCGGACATCTTGATAACGCCCGATTTCTTGCGGATTGTGAAAGATGGTACGGTCAGCCAATACACACTATCCGAAGCGACAAATATACTTGTGTTGCTGATGTTTTACGGAAAGGTTTTATCAATGGTGCGCATGGTGCTGCTTGTACTCTTGAGCTGAAAAAGAAAGTCCGTTACAAGTTGGAAAAGGAACTTGGTTCTTGGGACGGTCAAGTTTGGGGCTTTGATTACGACCCTAAAGAGATAAACCGAGCCATCCGATTAAAACAGCAGTACCCAAACACAAAGCCACTGTTTCCGCTAATTGAAAAGCAGATTACGAAGCCGGATGCGATGGGTATGCTTTGGAAAGCTGGTATTGAAATCCCCGCTATGTACAAGATGGGATACAATAACAACAACTGCATCGGTTGCGTGAAAGGTGGTATGGGATACTGGAATAAAATCCGGAAGGACTTCCCGGAAGTATTTGCTCAAATGGCGCAGATTGAGCGTGATGTTGGAGCTACCTGCTTGAAAGATAAAGACGGGCGCATCTTCTTGGATGAACTACCAACGTGGCGGGGAGACCCAGTAGAAGAGATTATACCGGATTGCTCGCTTATCTGCCAGATAGAGTTTCAAGAGATAATCGACAGACAGGTAGAGCGAGTTTTGAAAGGAGAAATTAGTATTAACGATGTAGCCTAATTAGGCTCAAAACAGAACAGAAAGGAGTTGAAGAATGAAACGAGAAGATATTGAAAAGGCGGCAAAAGATTATTCCATAGGTAAAACATATTTTCGGAGAAACGTTCTCAAAGAAGTGGATGCGGACAATTATGTTCTACGCAAGGGTAATTGCAGTGAAGACTTCATAGCTGGTGCAGAATGGCAGGCAAAGCAATCAATTGAGATCCTTTCCTCTGTTTTAGAAAAATGGGTACATGGTGGTGATGCAGATTGTATCATTGCGGAGTTTGAAGAAAAATTAAACAATAAATAGTATGATATTAAAAGATATAGTAAGCCTATTGGCTAACCGGATAAACCAACCTCGTGTAATAGAGGGTTATTTACGAAAAGTGTATGCAAAAGGTTATGAGGCTGGAGCCAAGCAATCCCCGTGGATAAGCGTGAAAGAACGATTGCCGGAAGAAAAACAACGTGTTTTAGTTGTCCGTAATAGTGGATTAATCTGTGAATCTTGTTGCAATTTAAGAAACAAGAGCTGGCTTATATATGGATTTGGATATGTATATGATGTCGTCGTATGGATGCCCATCCCCTCTTTCGATGAAATACTGGAAGCCAACAGAGATGTATTAGAACGGATTAAAGAAAAAGGAGACTGACCGATGAGGTTTGTATTACTTATACTTATGATAATCATGCTATTCTCTTGTAAAGATGATATAGCTGGTCCTTTAAAAGGAGGAACTATGATTACTGTTAAGGGAGACACTATTGAGTTTTATGGAGGAACGTTGACTTATAGCAGATTTGGCTCTAGAAGTATTAGGGATATTGCAATTAATGACTTAAAGGAAAAAGGAGATTGAATATGGAAATAAAGAACGGAATAATAATAGACGGAGTGCTGCATGAAATAGCGTCAATAAGAGAAAAACATCCGTGTGACAATTGCAGTTTGCAAGAAAAATGCGATAAAATAGTCTTATGTACATTAATTGCTGGAAGGCATAATTCTGATGAACGTTTTGTTAATCGTGGCAAAGTTACAGATATTAAGATAGATAAGGAGGAATAACTATGGGATTTACAACACCGTGCTTTATACGCAAAAATACACCGGAACTTCGGAAGAAGTTGGAGGAGTTGGGGTATGTTAAAAATTCCCCAATATGGACGGATAATTGCAGTATAATATGGGCTTATCAATATCCAGTGAAAGGATTTGATACTCCTAATTATGTGATTGCAAATTCTTTTGATATTCCTTTTGATAAACACAGCCTCTTATGTGGGGAATTTATTGATTGCGGAACCAACGAAGAACTTTTCTTGGCTATCGCTGCATTAAGGGATGATACAGACAAAAATCAATGGTTTACGGATGGGGATTTATGGTTTAAATGTGGTGATGGAGTGTGTAATGAAACTATTGAGTACTATTTCAATAAATACGGTAGAAAAATCCACAAGGCTACCGTAGAAGAGCTAATCGAACACTTTAAAGAAAAGGAGGAATAACCATGCCAACAATACTAAAAGAAACTTATCCAACAGCCAAGAAAGAACATGTATGCGAGTTTTGTTGCGAAAAGATAGCGATAGGGCAAAAATATGTTCGCCAGACAAATGTATATGACGGAGTCGTGTATGACTTTATCACACATCAAGAATGTAAGGAAGTTGCCCATGAATTGAATATGTATGATGATTGTGACGACAATGGATTATGCGGAGAACAGTTTAGGGAAGAATTGGACTCATACGTATACGCCAATCATTACGATGATGAAGCGGATGATATTTGTTCTGATTGGGATTTGACTCACTATGAGATAGTGAAGAAAATATTGGAAGAACTTAAAACGGAGGAATAAAATGAACCGAGAAGAATACAGGCAACTATGCAGGCATTACAGCCCATACAGCGATAAATATGTCATGTGATGGAAAACGTGCCCGTATGAGTAATTATGATAAGAAAAATACAGTAGTAATATATGGAAACCGTAGAACTAATAATTAAAATCGCATTGTTTATCCTCAATGTTTCAACTGTTGCTTTCATTGTAATCATGATAAGCAAATGGCACAAACGTATGGAGGACAAGCTGAATAGTATTCAAAGATATATTCATCACGTAACAGACCGTA